CAATACTGCCTCAGAGATCTAGGTGCTCCAGTTTTGGAGATCAACGTAGATGATGATCAGTTAGAAGACCGTATTGATCAGGTGCTGGATTACTGGCGTCTATATCACTACGAGGGTGTAGAGCAAGTTTATCTTAAGTGTCAAATTAAAGCATCACGAATTACTCTTACTTCAAATAATGCTGGTTCATTTGGATTAGAGCAACCAATCGTTGGGTCAACTTCTGGCGCAACTGCAACTGTTACTAGAGAAAACGCAACAGAATCTTCTGGTAATACTTTACTTGTTAAGAATGTGGTTGGAACTTTCGTTGCTGGTGAAACTATTACAAGTGGTGCACTTACTGCAACTCTTGGTTCAGGTACTCCTTGCGTTCTTGGTGAATATGACAAGAAGTATATTGATATTGATGACTCTGTTTTCGGTATTACTAAAGTTCAAAGTATTGGACAAGCAAGTTCATCAAAGAATATTTTCGATTTACAATACCAATTGCGTTTAAATGATTTGTATGATTTAACTTCTACATCAATCATTTACTATAAAACTGTTATGTCACATTTGGCTCTATTAGATTTAGAGTTAAATGGGCATACTCTTTATCGTTTTAATCGCTTACAAAATAGATTGTATTTAGATATTAATTGGCAATCTGACGTATCATTCGGTGATTACATTATTGTATATGCTTATCGTGCTTTAGATCCTGCTCTGTTTTCTAAAGTTTGGAATGAGAACTGGATCAAGCGTTATACTACTGCTCAATTCAAACGTCAATGGGGTACTAACCTTAAGAAATTTACAGGTCTTCAACTTCCAGGTGGTGTTATATTAGATGGCGATAAACTATACGCAGAAGCCATGAATGAAATTCAAATCTTAGAAGACGAACTACAAAATAAATCAGCTCCGCTAGAATTCTTCTTAGGATAAGATGTCTACAGTAAATGTTTACTTTTCGCAAGGTACTAAAAATGAACAGTACCTTATTGAAGATATTATCATTGAGTCTTTAAAGATTTATGGTAATGAGGTTTTCTACATCCCAAGATCTTTAGTTTCTAAAGATGATGTTCTAGGTGAAGATCGTTTATCTCAATTTAAAACCGCATTTCCTATTGAAATGTACTTTGAGAACGTAGACTCGTTTGGTGGTCAAGGTGCGTTCATTCAGAAGTTCGGTTTAATGGTTGAACAATCTGCAACTTTAGTAGTTGCTCGTAGACGTTGGAGCCAATTAGTTGGTCGTTATGGTCAAACGCAAATCCCAACTAGACCAAATGAAGGCGACTTATTATACTTTCCATTATCTGGTGGTCTATTCGAAATTAAGTTTGTTCAACATCAAGACCCATTCTATCAACTTGGTAAACTATATGTTTACAAACTTCAAGTTGAATTGTTCCAATACTCTTCAGAAAGAATTGATACTGGTATTGCTCAGATTGATAATTTTGAATCTCTTAAAACATTCAGCACTAATACAACTAGAAATATTCACGGTAGAGTGGAAACTATTACGGTTACAAATAGTGGTTCAGGATATACTTCTGTTCCAACAGTTACCTTTACGAGTTCTTCTGGTATCGGTGCCACTGCAACAGCAATTAGAGGAACATCTGGAACAAATCTTAACAAGATTACAGGTGTAACTCTTACAAATCCTGGTACTGGTTATCAAATAGCACCAACAATAAGTTTTATTGGTGGCGGTGGTACTGGTGCTGCAGCAACTTGTACACTTGATATTGATATTAAGAAATCTTCTGATGGTTTCGGTGAAAATGATTCTTTTAAAGACGCAGCAACTGATGTTATTAATTTTGATGAACAGAATCCATTCGGAGAAATAAACAATGCTTAATGGAAATGTTTATTACCATGGCTCTATAAGAAAAGCCATTGTGGCTTTTGGTCGTTTATTCAGCGACGTTTATATCGATCGTAAACAAGGTGACTCTGTAACTGGTACAACAATTCAGCGTTTACAAATTCCAATTTCATATGCACCAAAAGAAAAATGGTTAGTGCGTCTAGAACAAGATCCAGATCTAACAAATAATACATATATTTCTTTACCAAGAATGTCATTTGAAATTACTAGTTACATGTATGATTCAACACGTAAATTGAATCGTATGCAACAAATTAAAACTAATGCTGCAAACTCCACTAAGCCTACCGTGTATACTCCAGTTCCGTATAATGTTGATATTGCGTTATATGTATTAACTAAAACACAAGAAGATGGATTACAAATTATTGAACAAATTTTACCAACATTTACACCCGAATATACTTTGGCAGTTAACGTAGTTCCTGAGATGGGAATTACCATGGATGTTCCAATTATTCTAAATGGTGTTAGTGTTGTTGATGAGTATGATGGAAGCTTCCAAGATAGAAGATTCGTGACTCATACATTAAATTTCCAAATGAAATTGAATCTATTTGGACCAGTTTCTGACCAAAGTGTTATTACTGAGGTTAATGCCAATATTGGGCAAGATGAATCTACTGGCGCAAATAGAATATATGTGGCACAAGGCGATTTGACTACCGCAACAGTTACTTCGGAGCAGTGGTCTGGCGAGGGGTTGTAATTGGCTGAAGTATATAATAGTAATGCGAATTTGAAGGCTGCAGGTGTAAAGGTTGATTTTACACCAGAAAACATTCAAGAATATATAAAGTGCGCTCAAGACTACATTTATTTTATTGAGAACTACTGTCAGATCGTTACACTTGATCATGGTCTTCAGTTGTTTAAGTTATACCCATGTCAAAGAAATAAGTTACACGTAATTCACAATAATAGACGTGTTATTCTTATGGAAGGTCGTCAGCAAGGTAAGACAACTACTTCTGCCGCATATATCTTATGGTATACTTTATTTCAGAATAATAAAACCGTAGCGATCTTGGCAAACAAAGCAACTGCTGCAAGAGAAGTTTTAGATCGTTATCAAACTATGTACGAGATGCTCCCACCTTGGATGCAACAAGGTGTTGTTGGTTGGAACAAAGGTGATATCGAATTAGAAAATGGTTCAAAGGTTTTCACTGCTGCCACTTCTACTTCTGGTATTCGTGGTAAGTCAGTTAATATGTTATACGTTGATGAAGCTGCAATTATTCCAAACAACGTAGCGGAAGAATTCTTTACTTCTGTTTACCCAACTATTTCTGCTGGTGAAACAACAAAGATTCTACTAAGTTCTACGCCACTTGGTTATAATCACTTCTGGAAATTCTGGAATGATGCTGAGAATGGTCGTAATGGATTTACACCATTGTTTATCCCTTATTGGGAAATACCAGGTCGCGATGAGAAATGGGCTGCTGAACAGAAAGCAATGCTTGGTGAACTTAAGTATAACCAAGAGGTTGCTTGTAAGTTCTTAGGTTCTAGTTTGACTTTAATCTCAGCAGATGTTATTGCTAAGATGCCAATAGATCCTAGAATTTATGAAAAGGATGGTTTAGATGTTTATGTTAAACCACAGGCTGGACATACATATTGTATGGTAGCCGACGTTGCAAAAGGTATTGGTGGTGACTACTCAGCATTCCAAGTAATTGATATCACTACTGTTCCTTATAGAATTGTTGCAAAATATAGAAAGAACGATATTAGTCCTTTATTGTATCCGAATATACTATACAAAATTGGTAAAGAATACAATGAAGCATATCTCTTGATTGAGATAAATGTTAGCGAACAAGTTGCCCATATCATATACAATGAGTTAGAATATGAGAATATCTTGTTTGTTAATCGTCAGACAAATGGGCAGTATGTTGGTGCTGGTTTCGGTGGGGGTAAAACCCAACTTGGGGTCAATACCGATAAGAAGATTAAAAGAATTGGGTGTCATAACTTCAAATCTTTAGTCGAAGAGAATAAACTATTGATTACTGATGCAGATACGATTTCCGAGATCTCTACTTTTATTGAGAAAAAAGGATCTTATGAAGCAGATGAGGGGTATCATGATGACTTAGTTATGCCTTTAGTTCTATTTGGTTGGTTAACAACTCAGCCATATTTTAAAGACCTAAATAACATTAACCTAAGAACTATTATGTATGAGAA